TTACTTACAGAAGCCACAGTTGTTGATAAGCCATCAGAAAACAACACCCCACAAATGGACCCAGCTATGATGGGCATGATGTAATATGATTATAAAAATAATATTTTTAACATTCTGCTGTTTATTAACAGTGGTTAAAGACGAAATATGAAAACAGAAGTTATAGAAAGAAATGAGGTTATAGCAACAAGAGTACCACCTGGAGACAGGTGGTCTTTAGTTGAAGATTCTAAAAAAGTTATTCACAAATCTTTAACAGATGCTTTGGAAGCCTACTTAGGAGTTAGTAACTTCAAGGGTGAATATAGGCTAGCTCCTTTAGATGGTAAGTTATATGCTATTAAAACAACAGAAGAAGAAGTTAAACCTGAACCAATAAAGAAATATAACATATATGGCGATGAATACTAAAGAACATTCACTTTTAGTTGAAAAATATAGGTCAAAAGACCTAACAGAGTATGTAGGAAATGAACATATTAAAACTCAAATACAAAAATATCTAGACCAAGATGATATTCAAAACTTTATATTTTATGGTCCTGCTGGTACTGGAAAAACGACTTTGGCAAAACTTATTGTTAATAATCTGGAGTGTGACTACCTTTACATCAACGCTTCTGATGAACGAGGCATCGAAACTATTAGGGATAAAGTCACAAGTTTCTCAAGCACTATATCGTTTAAAAAGATTAAAGTTGTCATCCTTGATGAGGCGGATTTTCTCACCATCCAAGCACAAGCATCTTTAAGAAATACAATAGAAACGTTTTCAAGATCTACACGTTTCATCCTCACTTGTAATTTCGTAGAAAGAATAATAGATCCGCTTCAATCAAGATGTCAAGTACTAAAAATAGTACCACCAAGTAAAAAAGAGGTGGCAAAACACATAAAAGGGATACTAGACAAGGAAGAAACAAAGTTTGAAATTAAAGCTCTTGCTAACATAGTCAACAAACATCATCCGGATATACGAAAGATGCTAAATACTATCCAGTTATCAACCCAAAATAATGAGCTAGTAGTGGATGAGTCAATCTTAGTATCATCTAATTATATTAAACAAATAATCGAGGAATTAAAACTAAAGAAAACCGATTTTAAAAAATTAAGACAAATAATAGCCGATTCTCAAGTACGTGATTTTGAAGAATTATATAGAGCATTATTTGATCATGCCTCCGAATATGCCATTGGTAGAGAAGGAAGTATAGCCATAATATTGAATGAGCATCAATATCATTCTAACTTTCGTATTGACAAGGAAGTCAATATAGCAAGTGCATTAGCAAAAATAATTGAAATTAAAAAACCACAAGTGATATGAACAATCCACAACAACAAAAAATGAATATTGACTTTAAAAATACAACTATGATCGAAGGATTCGATGGTGGATTATTATTTGGTCAAGCATTCGTATTAAGACAAGTATCAAAATTCGTAGCAGGAACAGATGAAGATGCAATGCTTCCAATACCTGTATTTTATGATTTAGATACTAAAAAAATAATAGCGGATTCTTTACCAAAAGAAATTAGAGAAGATTACAAAGACATTACGATATGATATATGTAGGAATTATAACATTAATAGGATTAGGTTTAGTAGGAATCTGGGTATACCAAGGTGAAAAAGAACGAAGGAATAAATAAAATTATAATGAAAACTCAACTATTATTCAATGGTTGGGGTGCTCATTACAATCCTGATTGTTGGTTTGATATTTCAAAAGATAACTTGTATGTTGATGACAATGGAACAATTAGGGGTTTTCAATCTAAAAAAGATGGAATTACAATGACAGAAGCATATGAAAGATCAAAAGAAAGATAAAATAAAAAACATTTTTGATTGGCTACAGCATATAACATTGTATAAGACACCATCTTCAGAATTTACGGATAACGACTGGGAAAAATTTAATTCATATATGGTGCATAGATTTGTTAGTATGCACGTATATTACGTTGAAATCGCAGATTACGCGCAAAGTATGTTACCTACTATGAAAAAACAAATATATAATTTTTATAAAGAAATGTTACCTAAAAAGAAAGTTTGGCTACAATATGTCAAATCAAAAACTGAAACAGTTAATAAAGATTTAGTAGAAGATATAGCAAAATACTATGAAGTTGGAGCAACAGATGCCCTTTCGTATATTGCAGTAATGACTAAAGAAGAAATACCCATTATACTAGGAGAAATGGGTAAAGACGAAAAAGAAATAAAAAAACTCCTCAAAAATAAATAATATGAAAAAATCAATAATCACAGGTATACTGTTTTTAGTAGCTGTTTCATTTTCTGCACAAGAAAAAGGACACAAAAACACTAAACCTATCAAAGATACTAAAGTTATAGTTAACCCTATTAAACCTACAGTATTCAATAAAGAAACAAAACCAACACCAGTAATAAAAGTAACTCCAGTTGCAGAAGTAAAATACCAAACTTCAAAAACTAGAACTACTTCAACTAATGTAAATACATCTAGACCAGAAAAAGTTATTAATAATAGAGCTGCTTCTTCTAATGTAAATACATCTAAAGAAGAAAAAACTGTTAACAACAGAGCTGCTTCACAATCAGTAATCAATACTATGAACGTTGAAAAAGAAGTTATAGTAGAGGAATCTACTAAAACTAAAAATGAAAAACCTTCAAAAAAAGAAAGAAAATCTAAAAAATAAATAAAAATGGGTAATCTAGAAGAATTTTTATATGATGCCGAAAGGATAGGAAAAAGGCATGAAATGTTTGACGAAATTAGTAGAATAAAACTAGCTTACCCTTCTTTAAAAAGAGAAGAAATCTATAAAAAAGCATACCAAAATATAGTTAAAAATGAAAAAAAGTAAAATTATACAAGCATTAACTGCACAAGCAAATGCAGATAAAGCAAAAGCCTTAATGGCATTAGATTTACTAGAAAACCAAGCAGTAGGAATAGGTGATCATACTGTAAATGATCTTATGAAGGATGCAGTTGAAGCATTAGAATTATTAATTGAAGCTGATGATAAATTAGAAACATTAAATAAATATTGGGGTGATAAACCTCTACCTTTTTAATTATGGGACTACTAGATAAAATACAACAACAAGATATTGAAAATCTTAAAAATAGATTTAAAACTAAAGAAAATAATACTATAAAAGTATTTGAAAAAGAATACCCTGAATTATCTCAAGAATTTAAAAAAATCCAAAATGAAATGTACAAAATGTTTGCAGCTAAGCATATGGATTATGGATTATCTAATATTTCATTAGGGGGAGATTTAACTAATAAAAATGATAAAAAGTTTTCATTAACAGGTTTAGCAATAAGACTAACTGACAAAATAAGCCGATTAAGAAATCTTTTAATTAATGGTAAAAATTTTGTTGAAGGTGAAGGAATGGAAGATACGTTTATAGATATAGCTAATTATGGTATAATTGGTATGTTAGTAGGACGTAATAAATGGAAAAAATAAAATCAATGAACTATAAAAATTATATTGATTCTATTGATAATTTTCCTAAAAAAGGAATTATATACAAAGATATACAACCCATTTTAGAAAATAATAAAATCTTCCAGTCAGCTATTGAGGATATGGGAGAATTAATTAAAACACCTCCGGATTATTGGGTAGGGATTGAGTCTAGGGGATTTATATTTGCATCTGCTCTTTCTATTTTATTAGGGGGTGGAATTAAACTCATCAGAAAAAAAGGAAAATTACCAAATGCTAATTTAATTTCAATTTCATATAATTTAGAATACGGTTCTGATAATATTGAAATGAAAAAAGGTAAGGGAAATGTTATTATTGTTGATGATGTACTAGCAACAGGGGGAACTTTAAAAGCTTCTACTGATTTATGTATAAAAAGTGGTTATAACGTAATTAATACTTTATGTTTAATGGATATTGGAATATTAAAAAACCATAATACTAAATGTCTTATTAATTATTAAAAATGGCTAAAACTCCTTTAATAGTAAAAGAAATACAGTTAACCCCTAAAAGGGAACTAGATTATTCTTATCAAAAGAATATTTCATATTCACAATATACAATGTGGAAGAAATGTCCTAAACAATGGGCATTACAATATAGAGATGGTCAAAAGAAATATTCACCTAGTATCCATACAGTATTTGGGAAAGCATTACATGAAGCATTTCAACATTACATTCAAACGATGTATGAAACAAGTGCAGCAGCAGCAGATAGAGAAGATATTAATGAAATGCTTAAAGACCAACTTAGGGCCCATTATCAAGATGAATATAAAAAGAATAAAAACCAACATTTCTCCAGTGCAGGTGAATTAAGTGAATTTTATCAAGATGGAGTAGAAATATTAAATTACTTAAAAAAACACAGGGGTAAATATTTTTCTAAACGAGGTTGGCATTTAGTAGGGATAGAAACACCTATATTAATGCCTCCTATAAAATATAACCCTAATGTTTTATTTATGGGTTATCTAGACATTGTAATGTATAATGAAAAACTAGATAAATTTAAAATAATAGATATTAAAACATCTACTAATGGTTGGAAATTAAAATATGTTAAGGATGATGAAGACAAACAATTCCAGCTTATATTATATAAAAAATATTTTGCAGAGCAATTTGGAGTCCCAATAGAAAATATTGATATTGAGTTTTTTATTACAAGAAGGAAGGTATATGAAGAAGGAGATTTCCCACAGAAACGATTTCAAATGTATTCCCCACCTTCAGGTAAGATAAAAACAAGTAGGGCAACTAAAGCAATAGAAGAATTTATGAACGAATGTTTCATAGAAAATAAACATACAACAAAGACAATGCATCCTAACCCATCAAAATGGAATTGCACATTTTGTCCCTACAAAGAAGATAAACAGTTA